CAACATTAACTAGGTCATCTTTTGCGGTAATATAGTTTGACATTTTATTATCAATATTGATTGTTTGGTGTAAAACATTGTTGGGTTTTTTATTACCTATAATAGTCCAATTTTCACTATTAATTAAAAATGTTGTTTCAAAAAGACAATTTATTAACTGATTATTTGAATTCTTAAAAAAATATATAAATAATATAGAGAAGAGCAAGAGGTTTATCATAATAAATATTATTAGTAAGTAATGTTTATTATGTTTTAATACTATATATGATGAGTGAAAACATGAATTATTTTTTGTTCGTGATATTAATATTTTGTTCAGCAATTTTTTATTCATTTGGTAATTTTTATAGCAAAATACCAGGTGTAACTCAAAGTTTTTGGAAAATATTTTTTGTATCTATTATTTTTGTTTTAATTGAATACTCTTTTCGAATTCCAGCAGTAGTTATTTTAGGCAAAAATATGAGCAGTGTTTTAATATATACAATTATTCAAGTAATTACATTTTTTTGCGTAATATTATTTAGTAAATTTGTATTGAAAGAAGAGGTTAAACCAATTACTTATGGTTTATTGGTAGTCATTATGACACTAATTGTGGCGCATAATATTATTATTAAAAAAGGCGGACATTAATTTATTTATCTCAATCTTAAAACAAGATGAAGTGTGCTTTCTTTTTGAATATTATAATCCTGTAATGTTCTACCATCTTCTAGTTGCTTTCCGGCAAAAATTAAGCGTTGTTGGTCAGGAGGAATGCCCTCCATATCTTGTATCTTTTGCTTAACAGCCTGAATAGCATCAGTTGGTTCTATTTCTAATGTAATTGTTTTACCTGTTAGTGTCTTAACGAATATTTGCATATTATAATTATATAATTATATAATAAAATAATATCTAAGTTATTTTATTATTAGAAACTTATTTCAATGACAAAATAATTAATAATTTTATACATAATATTAAACCTAATGTTACTAGACCCTGTAATGTAATATCGTCTAATTTATAATCTAGATATTTTGAAAATATTTTTCCTCCCTTTTCTTTTTCCTTTTCCTTTTTCCTTTTATTTTTGTCTCTTTTATTTATATTTTTTTCATTTTTATAAAAAAAAATACATTTTAAATATGTCGTATTTATATATTTTTTTTCTAGTAAAACTATTGGACATGTTCTTATTATAAAAACAGTAATAAAATTCAAATATATAATTCCAATTAATATACATGTATTTGTCAAATTATATGTAAAAAAACTGTTATATATTACTAATAATATATATATAATATGAAGTGTTATGTAAAATACTCCTAAATATAAATCTGTATTGATTTTACAATGAAATATATTTTTTAAAAAGAGAGAATATATTTGTAGTAAATTATATTTTTTTAGGTCTAACATTTATTTATATAAATCCATTTTTTTAAAAAGTTTTGTGAAACGAGGAATAAAACGAAGAGTAAAACTACAAATTTTAATGATGACGGTGTGATTTTCTACTGTGTGATTTTCTACTGTGTGATTTTCTACTGTGTGATTTTCTGCGTTTAGTTTTTGTTACGGCGAGATTTGCGTCTATTTTTTACCACCTAGTTTTATTTTCTTCCAAGTTGTATCCTCATCATTTATAGTAAAACCCTCGAAATTCCCAGTACCAATTGTGATGGACTCATCAGGATTTTTTGTTATTTTACTTACAGTAAAAATATCATTTGGATCTCTTACATTGTACACTTTATCACCAACCTTAAGTCCTCCTGCTTCTATTATATTATAAAGATTCATTATAATATAATATAATGTTAAAAATTTTGCTAAATTTAGCTAAATTTTGGCTATTCATTTCACAAAACTTTTCTACAATTTTATAATAAAAGCGGAACTAGATATCCAATGATATCGTGTTAGATGCCGATTTTGGTTTTCTTCTTCCACTCTTTTTCGGCATATTTCCATCCGATTGAAGCTCCTTCAAATCACTAATACTTATTGTGCTACTATCTTGCTGCTGATGAGGATCCTGAATATTAATAGTCTTTGTTTTGAGACCAGATAAAATATCGGAAATGTCACTTGGTCCCTTCATTTCAGTTCTGGGTTGTTGTCTCTGAGTTCTTTCCTGCGTGTTCCCAAAATTTTCTCGAATATTAATTCCATCATCCATATAATTATTTCGTCCTGAATGAGTTGTTGTTGTAGGGAATGGATTGTTACCTGCTCTGCCCTGTGGAGGAGGAACCGCATTTTGACCCTGGGTAGCCATTGGCGCCGGAGGTCCTCTTCCTGAAGGCGTTTGAGGTTCTCCATAGGTGGTACCGTTTGTAGGATTCATCATATTACTCATAAATCCTGTAAATCCGGGCGACTGTTGCGACATAGAATTAACCGCGGCATTCTGAAATGAACGCATTAAATCAGGGTTTTGTCGTAAAATATCATCCATTCCAGGCATAGAACTCTTAAACATAGTATTTGTCATATGAACCATCATAGCACTACCACCGAGCTGAAATAAAAGCTTCAATTCAGGCGCCATAGTAGCCTTTGACTTATATTTTTCATGTAATTCACCAAAAATATCATCATAATCTGTAATATTTTCGCCCAATTGTTCACTCCATCCATCCAGCTTAATATCAAAAGGGTCAAAACGGTTATTCAAAAATTCCATTCCATTAATAACAGCCATGAGCATATTGCCCTGGAATTTAACCGAATTTTGTTTTGCTTTTTCATCCATAATAGTCTCATATTCTCCTTGCATTTCAGCAAGCGGCGATTCCATGTTATATTTTTTAGACAAGTCGACGCCCTTTTTCTCTAAAGCTTCCAACTTTCTTAGAATCTTAAATTTCTCTCTTAATAGTTCTTCTTTTGACATTTGAGGTTGACTAGAAACATTCTTATCTGGATTTATAGGAATATTATTGAACTTTCCATAACCATCCCATGACTTCTCATTATTATCAGTTTGGGCGGTTGATTGGCCAATTGATGGTGAATCGTTAAATCTTACAGAGGGTTTTTCATCATTACTGCCAAATAAATCTGATTTGGGTCTAAAGGATGAACTTGTATTTTCATCAACAAGACCATTTAACTCATTTTCTAAATTATTCAAATCTTCTAAATCAATATCACTGTTCATTTTATTAGAGCCTTCTTTTACTTTATCATTCATTAAAAGCTCAATTCCACCACCAAAATTAGTTGATTTAGAACCAAATTTATTGGAACTAGAAGAACTAGTTTTAAATTCATCGTCAAAGTTTAATTCAGAAATTTCAATAAAATCGTTCATTATTAGTTTAATTAGAACAATTATTTTTAAGTATTACGAATCGTTAAATATAAATCCACCTTTAAAAAGGTGGAGCCAAAATATTATTTTAATTATTACTATTTTAAACATTTTAAATTTGTGTTTATTTAGGCACCTTTTTGCTCTTCATTTAAAAAGTGGATATAAACCATAACCCCTGTAAAAAACAATCAGCTAAGTCATCCTTCTTTTTATGCGTCTTAAAGAATTCTATTTTCTCTCCATAATTACTTTGCGTTTCCATTATTTCTAAACATTTATTGATTCCCAACTTTTTCCTATCACTATATTTCTCTTTATCCTCTTTACTAAATGCTTTCAGTTTATTTGAAGCAGAAACAAATTCGATATTTTGTGCTGTGCCGGTCATTATAAAATACTGTGCTACCATTCCCTGAATTGTCTTCATACGATTAGCAATTGGACTAATCTGGTTTTCAATAATAACATGATCTATTACTAAATCGTCGCCAAATAATAAATTGAATTTAATTTTTATATTTTTTCCAATTGTAACCAAATCAATTTTACTGGCATTTTTACTGGCAGCAACATCTTCAAAACATTTATTCTCTCTATATGAATTAATTAAAGAGAGAATGTCTGCCTTCTTTAAATTATTCTCTTTTTGAATCTCGTATTTATCAGCAATTTCAATTAACTTTTGTAGCTTTTGTTTATTTAAAAAAGCCAGTTTTAAATCAGGTGTTACAAATTTATATTCTTGTTTTTTTGCGTGAGCAAGACAATAATGACAACCGTTTTTTGTAAATTTTGCCGGTCTTCCACAAATTGTACTTTCCTTAATAGTAGGTTCCTTAAAAACTTTTTTAGATTTAGAAACCTTCTTAGATTTGCTTTTAGATTTATCATCTAAATTCTGGAAGCAACATGTTTTACATTCATCTTCTTGAGAAAGATTTACAACGTCCCATTTTAAAATATTGAATAATTCTGAACCTTCTGGTTTTTCAAAAAG